GGGTTAGCACAACCAGCGTTGCGGGAATCATGGCCGCGTCAGGAACGACAATCAACGTCAACGTTTCAGGCGCAATCGACAAGGAAGGTACGGCCAGAACAATCGTTGACACCTTGAACAATTCCTATTATCGCGGCACAGGTGGCGCAGGGAATCTAGTCGCATGACCCAATGGACGCCCGTTTGGGAAGTTGAAATTGACGGCGTTGAATACACTTCAGCGGTTTTGGCAAACCTGACCATTGAAAGTGGACGCACAAACATTTATGAGCAGGCGCAGGCAGGCTACACAAACATTCAATTGATCGACGTTAACCAGGCGACAATCCCAGTCAACATCAATTCGACCATTTCAATTCGGGTCAAAGACACGTCAAATACGTTCGTGCCCATTTTTGGTGGAAATGTTGTGGATATTGGTTTGGAAGTCCGTGACGTGGGTTCGACCATGTTTACCCAGACTTATTCGATCACGGCGCTGGGGGCATTGGCGCGTTTGCCTAAGGCGTTGACCAATGGCGTTCTTTCTAAAGATTTTGACGGAAATCAGATTTACACAATACTTTCAGATTTGCTACTTCAAACTTGGGCTGAAGTGCCAGGGGCGTTAACTTGGGCGACGGAAAGCCCAACGGCAACCTGGGCAACTGCGGGAAATATCGGTTTGGGTGAAATTGACCAGCCTGGTGATTATGAATTGGCGGCACGGTCAAGCGAGCGCACAGACGTTTATTCATTGGTTTCAGCCTTAGCGACATCAGGGCTTGGGTACATTTATGAGGACGCGCAAGGACGCATTTCCTACGCCGACGCTACTCACCGCAGCCAGTATCTATCGGTAAATGGATACGTCCAAATAACTGCCAACCAGGCGCGTGCAGCTGGTTTGCGCACAGAAACCCGTGCGGGCGACGTGCGAAACAACCTCACCATAAAGTATGGAGCAACCAGCAGCGCAGAAGTTAGCGCCAGCGACGCAACGTCAATTCTTGCTTACGGCACACTTTCGCAAATCATCACCACAACCTTGCACAATTCGACCGACGCCACTGACCAGGCTGATTTCTACCTGGCGCTAAGAAAAGACCCGCAACCGATTTTCAGCGAAATCACCTATGACCTAACAAACCCAGAAGTAGACAACGCAGACCGTGACGCCCTCATTGAAGTTTTCATGGGAATGCCAGTTGCGATCAACGACCTGCCTTCCAACATGGGGTCGATCTTCCAGGGGTTCGTTGAAGGCTGGACATTCCGCGCGGGTTACAACACCCTTTCGGTTTCACTTAATCTTTCGCCAGTTGCTTATTCTTTACAGGCGTTGCAATGGGACGAAATTTCCAACACCTTTACCTGGTCGGGCGTGTCGCCAACGCTAGACTGGGCGCGTGCAACAATTGTCACTTAATAAGGAGAACCCATGACGAACCCAACAACCCCCTTCAACTGGCAAATGCCGACGGCGAGTGATCTCGTAACGGATTTGCCCGCAGATTTTGAAACCTTCGGTCAAGCCGTCGCGACTTCAATGGCTGATTTGCTTGGTGGCACGACAGGCCAGATTTTGTCTAAGGCTTCAAACACCGACATGGATTTCACCTGGATTACAAACGACGTCGGTGACATCACTGCAGTAACGGCTTCATCACCATTAACAGGCGGTGGCACCAGCGGCGCGATTACAGTTGGAATTCAAGACGCGACAACTTCGGTCAAAGGCGCCGTTCAACTCACAGATTCGACGTCAAGTACGTCAACCACAACTGCGGCAACACCAAACAGTGTTAAATCGGCATACGATCTTGCGGACGCGGCCATAGCAAAATCTATTGTTGACGCAAAGGGCGACTTAATTGCTGCAACCGCAGCTGATACCGTCAGTCGTTTGGCGATTGGTACAAACAATCAAGTTTTAACGGCTGATTCGACCGCTGCAACTGGCATGAAATGGGCAACACCAGCCAGCACTGGTGGCTTAACATTTATTAAATCACAGACAATCGGTTCAGCCGTATCTTCAATAACAGTTAGTGACGCGTTTAGCGCAACTTACGACAATTATTTGATTACCGTTGCAGGCGGCGCGGGTACGGGCAATAACAATTTGCGATTGACTTTGGGCGCAACTGCAACTGGGTATTACTGGTCAGGCGTGTACATGGGCTGGAATAGTACAGTCAATGGATTTGGGTCAAGCAATGGCACATATTTCACAATGGGTTATGGAAGTACAGATTCCGAAAGCGCACATTGCCATATTCAAAGTCCAAATTTAGCAAAAAGAACAGTTTTCACTTCAGACATGATCCAACCTAACACAAGCGGGGTTCAAGCACATTACAACGGATACTTGGACAATTCAACGCAGTACACGGCATTTACATTAACCGTAGATACAGGCACGGTGACGGGTGGAACAATTCGCGTCTACGGCTACCAGAACTCATAAGGAGAAAAAATGACATACAAAATCCAGATTGATGACGTAATTCGTGACGCAACGCCAGAAGAAATTGCTGAAATTGAAGCCAGAGCAGTGGCCGCAGCTGAAGCAAAAGCACAAGCCGAAGCCAAAGCCTTAGCAAAAGCAGCATTGCTTGAACGTTTGGGGATTACGGCTGAAGACGCGGCGTTGCTACTTTCATGAATTTTCCACAGGGCACAAATGCGCGCTTGATCGAAATTGCAGCCGCAGAAGTTGGCACCGTCGAAGAAGGCGACAACCTGACCAAATATGGCAAATTTACTAAGGCTGACGGTTTGCCCTGGTGCGGTTCTTTCGTCAATTGGTGCGCAGATCAGGCTGGCGTCAAAATTCATTCAGTCGTCAGCACTGCAGTTGGCGCCCATAAATTTAAGGAAATAAACCGCTGGTCGAACATTCCTCAATTGGGATATTTAGCATTCATGGATTTTCCACATGACGGTGTTGATCGCATTTCTCACATTGGAATTGTTGTTGGATTAATTGACAACAAGACATGTTTGACGATCGAAGGCAACACCAGCGGCACGGGCGACCAGCGCAATGGTGGAATGGTGATGATCAAAGTCCGGGGATTTGGTGAAGGCAAGGAAATTGTAGGTTTTGGTATTCCTAAATTCACGCCTTACAAGGGAGAATTTCCTAGTGTTGAAATGCCAAAAACGGCAGATAAACCAAAGAAGGAGAAAACCAAATGGAACAAGCCAAAGCCCTAGCAGCCTCATGGGGTCGATCATTTTTAGCCGCTGCGCTTGCCTTATACATGGCAGGTGTGACAGACCCAAAAACCCTCGCAATGGCAGGGGTTGCAGCGGTTGCGCCAGTGATTTTGCGCTGGCTTAACCCAAAAGACAAAGCCTTCGGTTCTACGGGGAAGTGAACCGCAGATTCGCAGCGGGGGGGTTGGTCTGGGCACTTGCACTAACCCTCTCCGCTTGCGGGTATCAGGGGTGGACACGTTATGAATGCCAGGAATTTAAGAACTGGGAAAACCCAGAATGCCAGAAACCGCAGTGCGTCCCTACTGGAACTTGCACTGACGACATCATTGGAAAAGAATTTACAAAGACCGTACCGACGCCGCACCCCTGAGGACGTCCACGCGCAACTGATTTTGATTATTGGTTCGACCCTGGCACTTGTTTTTTTGGTCGTAACGGTTGGCATAACTTATGCGCTGATATTCGTAACCCAGCCAATAGGCGCCCAGGCGCCCAACGACGCAGCATTTATTGATCTATTGAAAACCCTGGCCATTTTCCTGACTGGTTCATTGGGTGGCGTACTGGCGGGTAATGGGCTGAAATCCAAGTCGAAGCCAACGGACACGCCGACAAACACGCAAGGTTCTTGACCGCGCGCCAATCATGCGTCACCCTGATCTCAGGTGGTAGCAGTTACCACCTAGAATCGGGAGAATTCAAAATGACAATGGAACAAATCATTGGTTTTGTCATTATCGGACAATTAACCATTAGCACCATTATTTATTCAATGGGCTATCGTGACGGCAAATCAGTTGGCTACCATGCAGGGCGTTCAACTGGCATGGCCATTGGAAGACAACAGGAGCGTCAACGCTAATGGGATTCCTAGACAACTACGAAGCAAGCCGCGAAAGACTGGAACGCTGGATTAAGACCTACCCAACAGGTCGCATTGAAACACGAATTGTCGAATTCAGTGCCGAAAAGGGTTACGTCCTGGTTGAAGCGAAAGCATTCCGAAACTATGACGACGTTTTAGCAGCTGGTATCGATTATGCCTACGGGTACCAGGCTGCCTATCAACCCAACATGCGTCGTTGGTTTGTAGAAGATTCGGTGACGTCAGCAATTATGCGGGTGCAACAACTGGTCATGGGTGGCGCAGAACGCACGACGAAAGAAGTCATGGAGCAGGTCGAACGGGCTGCGGCAGTCAAGCCACAACCTGAAGCCCAACCAGATTACTGGTCAACCAAATTCGAAGACGAAAAGCCCGTTGCAACACCCCTGGTGTCAAGTCTGGGTGAAATTGCAAAACAACTGGGCGGTGAATTGGTCGCCGAAGCGCCAATGTGCGCACATGGTCACATGATCTGGAAACAGTCACATGACGGGGCGCCTAAGAGTTGGGGCGGTTATTTCTGCACCCAGCGCAGCAAGGCAACCCAGTGCCCGCCACGTTGGCACGTTCTTGCCAGCGACGGAAAATGGAAGCCACAACTATGAGCGATTACATTGAATTGATTAATCCTAAGACCAGGATTTGCAAAGTCATACAAGACGGCGAAATAGTGACCGAATACAAATTGGAGCAGTGCGACAAATGCTCACAATTGGCCAGACTTGATGACTTCGGTTATCAGCGTGGATATTCTGGCGAAGCCGTGTTGTGGTTTTGCGGGGCTTGCAGATGAGAATGCTGCTGAGCAAAGAAGAACAGTTTATTTGCCATGAAGCCGCAATTCATTTGGCCAGGGGCAACCCAAATTACTGGGAAACCCGTGACACCAATTATTCAAAAGACAAATCGTTTCATGAACTCATTGCACAGGACGCCGAAAGCATTGGAAGCGAATGGGTTGTTGCCAAATACCTGGAACTGCCATTTGACCCATTTGAACAAAAAGGTAAAGTGAAGGCCGACGTAGGGCACAGGTTCGAAGTCAGGTGGACGAAGTACGACGGCGGGCAGCTGATCGTGCATGAGTACGATCGACCAACCGACGTGGCAATTCTGGTCACTGGCAAATCACCGCGCTACGTCATTGCGGGCTGGATACCCATTGCAATGGCACAGAAAGACCGTTATAGGTCATCAACCCAGCCAAATTGGTGGGTAACACAGATCAACCTTCAGCCGATCGAAAACCTGAGGAAAACTACCTATGGACAAAACTGAGTTTGAATGTCGCAAATGCAAAAAGATCACGGTTCAGTTGATTCACAAAGTGACCGACAACCTTCCACCTGGTGTCGAAGTGATTCAATGCACCAAGTGCGAAGTCATGGGGGTTGCACTGATAGGGGATTCCAATGCCGATCTATGAGTTTGAATGTTCAGTGTGCAAAATCCGTGTTGAGGTGGATAGATCATACGACGAAGAACGCTCAGCCCAGTGTTGTGGACAACCCATGACAAGGTTGTTCTCAGCCCCAGGGGTGTCGTTTAAGGGTAATGGTTGGGGTCATCAATGAAGATTTTGAACTTATACGCTGGTATTGGTGGCAATCGAAAATTATGGGGTGACCATCATGAAATTACTGCCGTCGAATATGACCCAGATATCGCGAAGGTTTACGCAGACCATTTTCCAAATGACAAGGTTTTGGTTGAAGACGCACACGAGTATTTATTGAATCATTTTGCTGAATTTGATTTCATTTGGACTTCACCGCCTTGCCAGTCCCATAGCAGCTTCAGGCAGAACATTGGCGTTCGGTATCGTGGCGTAAAACCAATCTATGCTGACATGAAGTTATGGCAAGAAATTGTGTTCCTTCAATACAACTTTACAGGCAAATGGGTCGTGGAAAACGTAAAACCGTACTATCCACCATTTATACCGCCTACCGCCGACTTACAACGTCATTACTTCTGGGCTAACTTCGACATTCCACAGGTGGAAATCAAAAAGGACAACCTACGGGCTGCCCAGATACCACAACTGCAGGAATTGCACGGTTATAACCTAGACGGCTACAAACTGCCCAACAAGCGCCAGGTGTTGCGTAACTGCGTACTTCCTGCGCTTGGTCAACATGTTTATGCACAGGTTGGGGATAAATAATGGTCAATTATAACAAAACGTTATCAAATCGTTATGAAACCGTTATAAAGTCATTGGCATTTCCTGAGCGTGAAGGACTTGCATGGGGGGTGTACGCTGGAAGCATACAACCGACACAGGGAATACCTACCCTTGACCAGAATGAATATCTTTCAGTATTTAAGGATAAAGATAAAAAAATAAAAAAATGGCTGGTCTTGATCGTTTCAGCCTTAATCGCAGTGCAAGGGGCTGGTTCTGCCTCAGCTGCTAACTATTCGAAAGACCATTTGAAGTTGTATGCACATTCCAGGATTGTTGTTTATGCTGAATTTCAATGTTTCCATAAGATCATTCACAAAGAATCACGTTGGTCACATACTGCACGCAATGGGTCGCACTATGGCTTAGGCCAAATGCGATCAACCTGGTATCGCGATCTTGACCCATACCGACAGATAAACGCTACGCTTGACTATATAAGCAAGCGTTATCAGACCCCATGCAAAGCCTGGGCGTTTCATCAGAAAAGGAATTGGTACTGATGAGTAGTGCATTGAAAGCCAATGGTTCAACGACTAAGTGGCGCAAGATCAGGGAACGCATACTGCAGCGTGACGGCTACACATGCCAGCATTGTGGAGCAGAAGCCAATTCAGTTGATCATATTGTGCCCAGAAGCATGAACGGCACAGATGACGAATTCAACCTTCAAAGTTTATGCACACCGTGCAATTCAGCGAAGG